AAGATTGCATTGCCGTCTTTCTTGTCCGACTCCCAGTTCTGAACAAAGAACCAGTCATCGTCCTCGTCGCAATTATACCACATAAAGACACCTAGGATATTACCCTCTGCGTCCTGCTCTGCAATGAAGGTATCCTTGGCCATATGGTAGGATACGAGGAGTTGTATTAAGTCACGAGGCCATCCGTCCAGTACCTTGCCGTTTTCCTTTTCAATGCAGAAGTCCACTACCTTGTCGATAAAGACAAGGGCTTCCTTTTGCGTAGCGTTTTGCAACGCTAGTTGTACTGATTGAAGGAGGGGGTTCATTAGTATCCGATTGCTTGCCAATGATAATCTACATTAACGGATGCATTGTTGTGAGTAAAGCCAAGTTCATCAAACGCAATTATGCCTAAGTTAGAAGTAGAGTCGGCTTTAGCTCCATTTGCTGTTATGTTAATACAAGCAGTAGGAAATGCCACTGGAAAAGTAACAGCTCCACCGCCACTACTTAAAAAACTTATGCCCCACTTCATAATCAAACCATTGGGAAATGTTACGCTGTCTTCTCCAGCATAAGTGCTTGGAGTAAAACCTCCTGCGGTAGCATCTACATACGTCTTAATGCTTTGCTGAGTAGCAAGTGCCGTAGCCGAGTTGGATACCATATCATCTTCGTCCAAGATGGCTACCTCTTGGGGTGCAGCGGCAGCACCGCTTACATTGCCAAGAACTTTGTAGTCAGCTACGTCTTCAATCTTAGCCTTGGTCACATTAGCATCTTTAATCTTAGCTGTCTCTACAGCATTAGTAGCCAGCTTAGAAGCAGTAATACCGCTGTCCCGAACTGTGATAGCTCCGCTACTGTTTAGCAGTGTACTAGCGTTATCAACAGAGTCAGTACCAAAGGTAGCTCCATCTAATAAATTATTAAGCTTGCTTGCTGATAGTTGCTCTCCGTTGGAGAAAGATGTTCCTTTGTTTATAATGGCCATAATTTAAATTGTTAAGCTGATTAAATTCCAATTGCGAGGTAGCGGGGGTTGTATGTAGTATTCCATCCTCGGTTTTCAAACCCCGTCGTAGTTACATTACTGCACCCCGCAGCATAAGCATATGATGACATTGTGTTATATGAAACTGTAACGGTGGGGGCAACCGTAAAGGCAACACCAGTAGGAAAACTCACCGTACCTCCTATAGTACCAGTGACTTCGCCCCAAGCCATCTTTAATCCACTCGGGAACACTTGATACCCAGCGGACTGTCCATCTTCAGTTGTAAAACTTGATGTCCCATCCACATAAGCTTTAATGCTTTGGGACGTAGCCAAGGTAGTATCGGTAGCTGTAGCCATTGTGTCATCGTCGATTACATCCGTAAGCTTGGCAAATGTTACGTTAGCATCCAAGATAGCAGGTGTAGTAATTGCATCATCAGCAATAAGTGCAGGGGTAATAGCATCATCAGCAATAAGTGCAGGGGTAATAGCATCATCAGCAATGTCAGCCGTGCCAATAGAAGCAGCAACCAAGGCAGCCGTAGGGTTACGGGCTTCATTAAGCCTAGTTGAAGTTACGGTATCAGTTCCGCCGAATGGTAACCCCGCTGGGGTAATTGTAATATCCGCCATAATTATTGTACGCTAGTTGTTGATCTTGATGCAGGTGCTCCTGAGACTTTGATTCCTCGGACTCTTGGGCGACCCTGTATATTATTAATTGTAAATTGAATGCCGTATCCTCGGCGGTTACCTATTCTACCACGGACGGAAACATCTTCGTCGATGTCGAGACTTCCACCAATGTATGAACTCAATGTATTAAGATTTACATCTGCGTCAATGTTTTCTACTTCCGCTGAAAGATCAAAGTCGGACTGCTCTGAGGCACTGGACTGCACGTGCATCTCAAATTCACTCCAACGCTTACGACCGAAGTCATTAAAGGTAAACTGACGGGTAGTTACTTCAGCAGGGATGCTGTAGATAACGCCCTCCTGCCCTCCTTCAACTGGAATGCTAGTAGCCAGTCGATCAACGCCATCAAGGCGAGCATCAACCCTGTGAAGCCCTCCAAGGGCATTCACTGCATATACTGCACGATCACTTTTCTTACCAGCTACAATCAGGTTCTCGATGTCCCAGTCCACGTCAGACGTGGTATCGACGGACTCCCACTGCTTGTTAATAAAGTTAAAAACAAGGATAGTATTATTGACGGTGCTTCCGTCAGTTGGTACAGCAATGTAGTAGCGATTGTTAAAGTAAACAGCTACGGACTGATCCCAGTACTGACGATTAATCTTATCAATGGTAGTCTGAATGCTGCTACTTAGTGGTAGTTCGCTACCACGAAGGTTGTATAGATCCTGGAAGTTTGCTCCGTATATACCATTATCAGACAGGAACATTATGTTGTTACCAATTTGGACAATTGTCTTACGGGCTAAGCAACCTACTTCATTTGTAATTAATTGAACCGTTGAGGCATCAGGGCTGCTGCCTTGCACCAAGTGAATGGAATTACGGTTAAATACTACTAGCTTGTCATCCGCAAAGGACAGTAGTCCAACGTTGAAGTCCGCCGTTCCAGCGTTGAACCTGTACTGACCATAGATCTGGTCATAGGTATCTGCGTCCAATATGTCCGACACAATGATCTCATCAAGATTATCACGGACCGTGTATTGACCCTCTGCATTATCAACCGTATAGCGATACGGCATAACCAGTCTACGCTGGTGATAGGTAGCATATGGGGGTGCTGGCATATGAGTAAACCCAAGGCCGACTGATACCTTACGTGTAAATACTGGAGTGCTAAGTAAACTTTGCCCATCCGTAATGTGCGTATCAATTGAGTCCGCCTGTACCCAGAACTCAAAGCCATCGGCTAGATGAACTGTTCCTGCTAATGGAGAATTATTATTGTTATAATCAGCAGTATAAAAAGAAAATGAATTATCAGTGCGTTCAGCAATAAACCTTGCTCCATTAATCCCAGCACTAGTACTGAATCCATCGAGTTGAATCGGATCACCAATATCAAAAGTATTAGCAAGCAAGAGAGTAACCTTGTTCAACCCTTCATAGTCTCCTCCGACCTCTACGGGACCTATGACTTGATCCCCTGTTGCATTACCAATTGCACTACTTGGTCCCTCTTCATACAGCTTAGCCACAACGAACTCTGATCCAATCTGTAGTCCAGAGGTTTGATCTGCCTCTCTTGTTTTTGCACCGAGTACAGTAATGGTTGATCCAACAGAAACACCATCCGTCTGGTGAACAATACCCCTGCTTTCAACAATAGCAAAATCACCAGGAGCACAAATAATCTGCTCAGGCTGACTGTATTCACCACTTGCAACAGTAGAGAATCCAGATCGAGCTGTGCCTGTTCCTGCTAATGACACAACCTCTACGTCAACGGTATCACCAACTGCATATGTAATTCCAGTTGTACCAGCTACGTCATTCCAGTCAGTGTCACCAAGGGCAGTAATAATATATGTCCTACCTACCTCAAGTTCTGTTGACTCAACATTAGCAAAGCTTCCGTCCCATTCTAGGGCAGTCTGGCCATCACGGAACAAAAACACCTTGTTGAAGGCTTGAATCATATCCGACAGCGGAGGTGCTGTCTCTCCACCCTTGTACGGGAGGTCATATGTAACTGTTGAATCAGCTAGATTAATGGCCAGTGCGCTTACGTTTGATCCCAGTAGCACCCACTGACTTGCGGAATCATTTGGATTGCTGTAAGCCGTACTAGCATAAACTCCTGCAATGCCACCTTGATCCAGTAGCATATTGTAGCCGATGACTGCCGAACCTTGGACACCATTTAGTGCAAATGGAAGAACTTGAGGCAAGGCAACTGGCAAAGTGTATGTTGCATCTGCACCAACTAAAGCATACGTAAGAGATTTTGTGCTTCCGTTATCTGTTACGGAGGTCAGTGCAAAAGTTCCGTTAGGATTTGTATCAGTCCCAAATGCAATACCGCTGACCGTAATCTCGTCCCCAACAAGGAACACGTGACCTGGCTCAATTGCTGGGTCATCAATAACAATAGTAACTACATTAGTATTTAAAGAAGCGGATCTAATTGTAGTTGGCAGTAAGCCAACAACTGGAGGAAATGCTTCCAATTCGGAAGTAGTTGGAAGTCGAAGGACATCGTCACCACTAGCAAAAGGAGCAGCAACTAAATCAATACCTGGCCTAACCTGCCACTCACCGTTGAGACCAAGTCTACCGTTTTTACTAGAAGCTAATAGGCCACGATCTAGTTGATCGGGACGCAGGTAATTATTGAACCCAGTGTACCCCATATCGAGGTCCTCTAGGATCTTATCGTCTTGTGCTCCGTATGTGCGGTATTCAGGCATTATATTATTTTAGCAGTCCCAAGCCTTACGGCTCCAGTAGTTAGCTGATAGTTTATTTGTCTTACCCTTGATGCCACCACTGCGAGCGCAGTAGCTTTTCTTCCGTTTTGGCTGATCCTTCTTAATGCTCATATTAGCATCCCCAAATCGTACGATCTTTTCTGTCCCGCCTTGGCAGGCTTTCACAACAAACTTCTTCCCGCCTTGTACTTCACGGCGGGGTACGTTGCACTTCATCTTGGACTTGTCAGGCATTACTTGCCCTTCTTTCCACAACCGCAGCCCTTGCTTTCACCGCAGGAACCCTTGCCAGCATCTTTTGTTTTTCGTCCGTACATAATATTATTTCTTATTTGACCTGTGAAGAACCAAAGTAGAAACCTACAATGGCTAAAGCTGTTTGGCGAATCTCTGGTAGGATAACAAACCCCTGTACAGTGGACCACTCTAGGCTCTTGAATAGCCCTAGAAAGCCTTTGGATTCCGTCTGAAGGGTAACACCTATGTCAGTGAATGCAAAGACGAATGG